CTACCCGACAACTTGCGGGACGCGGACGGTTTGCCCTTCCGCGTTGACCTTCTCCACCCAAATCGTCCGGGGCTTCGGCTTGGAGAGCACCCGGTACTCGGCGTACTTGCCGTTCTGCCTTCGTTCGACTTTGTAGAGGATGCCTTTGTACTCGTGAGGAAAGCCCAGGACACTTTCCTCGGCCAGCTCCCGCGCCCGGCGTTCGCCGCTGCTGCCCACCCAGCCGTGCGCCGTCTGAACTTTGGAAAGCCGGAAGCTCGGCACCCAGTCGTTAAACTCGGCGAGCTGGAGGCAAATGATGTCGTGAAGTGTCGGTCCGGTCTTTTTCATATGAGGTAGCATTTTGAACACTTCAGAAAGGCGCCGCTCACCCGGATATTGGTCCACCCGTGCTTCGGGCATTTAATCGTCGCCGTGAGAACGTTGCCTTTCACCATTTCAGATAATCGCTGTACGTCTCGACGGTGAACGCCTTTTCGACCTCAGCAACATCAACATCCAAGTTGCGGGCGATCTCCTCAGCCGGGACTTCGTGCGATTGAGAAATCTTCACGCGACCGAAAGTCATCTGCGTTAGCTGTTGTCCAGACTTCGCAGCCGGGCTGCTCGATACAGGCTCACGTCGCTCCGGACGTGAACAGTTCGCCTTGTGCTTGCTCACTGACCCGCACTCGGGACACCCAGTTTTCGTTTTAGAAAAAACCTTCTGCACTTTAGAAGCACCGGGTACTCCACCGGAGCTCGTCACTTTCGGGCAAGTCTTCCGGTTGTGCCCGGACTGCCCGCAGATTTTGCAGGCGTTCGTCTTTCCGGTCTTGGGGGTTGGCTTCTTCGCGGCGGTGCGCGCGCCTCGCTGCTCAGCCATTGCAGGGGGGGGTCCGGCACGCTTCGCCAAAAGTTCGATTACTTCATCGGCTGTCAGCTCGCGCTCTTCAGTAATGGCGATGCTGTTGCCCTCCTCGTCAATAATGTTCGTCAGCAAAAGGTAGCTTTTCATATCTACTTAGTAGGCGTCTATCGCACGGCGATTAATCTCTGCTTCGCTCACCTCCCGCTCCTCAAAACGAGTGGCGGCTTTCGAGAGGCGTTTGAGCTTGCTGCGCTGCTTCTTATAAAGACGCCCGCCGAACGGTAACGGCTTCTCCTTTTTCTTTCCCATGCGCTCATCGTAACACGGAGATAGCGCGGTCAATGTGTGGGTGTGGATAGCGCGATAGCGCGATGGCGGGCGTGCTATACTTGGGTAGGTCGAGAGAAGTTTAAAAACCAAAATATTGCGTATGAAAATCATTCACGGTGCGGCGTACATGGAAGCATCGGACTTCCACGCCATTAAGACGGGGTTGGTGCTCCGCAAAGTTCTTCGCAAAGTCGGACGCATACTGACAATGGCGGTGATACAGGGAGCGATGGTGGGGGTCGGTCTGGTCGGTGTGTTGAAAGTTCTCGGTGCAATTTATTTGAAGTAGTCAGGCGTTCTGCCGCTCCCGCGGACTGACTGCGGGCGCGATAGAGCGGTTAGTTAACAATCAAAACTTTATGGAGGGATACCGATACAAAGACGAAAAGAAGGAGCATTTGCACACGTTCAACGGAAAGCCGCTCATTGGAACATCAACCGCGTGCGGCATTATCGGAAAAGACGGCGCACTCGCATGGTGGGCCGCTGAGCTTGCCGCGGTCGAAGCACTTTCAACCGACCAGTTTTATCCGAGCTTGCGGGAGGAGTTTCAAGCAGTCAAAACGATTGCAGACGCTAAAGAGCGCAAGTCGGCGATGGACGCCCTGCAGAAGAAGTACCCGGCGTTCAAAGCGGCGCGGTTCGCTCATTACAACGCTAAGAATGAAGCGGCTGACAAGGGCGTGGATATGCACGCGGAGCTGGAGAAGTACGTCCAGTCGTGCATTGAAACGAACGCAGGTATTCCACTGGCCCACACTGTCAATGAACACAAAGCGGTGTCGTCGTTCGTAGACTGGGCTTTGGAGCACGTCGAGAAGTTCTTGTTGAGCGAGGCCAACGTATATAGCGAACGCCTATGGGTCGGCGGCATAACGGACTGCGTAGCAAAGACCAAAGACGGCCGGTACGCGGTTATCGACTTTAAGTCGAGCAAAGACGCTTATTACGGTCAATTCGTCCAAGCGGCGGGTTACGCAATACAGCTTGAGGAGCATGGGGCGTTCGATGCCGACGGCAATTCTCGCATCACCTCATTCTCGCCAGTCGATAAAATCACGGCGTTATATATCGTGCCGTTCGGATCACCGGACCCGACCCCACGCGAGCAGTTCGACGTAACGGGGTTCAAACTCGACTTCGAGGCTGCGACGAGATTGTACAAGAGCAGTCAATTGTTCGGGGCGTAGTAGTGCTGGCGGAGCGCATTAGCTCGTAAGACCAGAATAATAAAAATCGTACTATGGAGTACAACAAAGGCCAGGGCGGTGCGTGGGTTGATGTCGAGAAGCTGAAGGACGGCGGCAAGGTAAAGCTTGTTTCCGAGTGCACCAAGCAGGAGAGCCGTTTTAAGAATAAGGACGGTGAGCCAAAGACGGAAAATGTCGCAAAGGTGCGCGTCCAGGGCGACCAACAGACCTATAACATGCGTCTGAACTGGGCCACAGTGTTCGGCTTGGTAGACGCCTTCGGAAAAGAATCGAAGGAGTGGATAGACAAAGTGCTGACAGTTAAACTGGTCGAGGCACTGGTTGGCGATACCATGCGCACCATCGTCTATCTCATTCCGGAAGGCTTCGAGCTCGCCAAAAACGAAGAGAAGAAATTGGAGATACGCAAGATAGGCGGCACCCCCGAAAAGGAGGACGTTATTGAGTATCCGGAAGGACCGGAGCCGGAGGACATTCCGTTCTAAAGCGCACTTAGGCAAATCTCCCGGTCTGGTAATCCGGGTGAGAGAAAGGAAAGCCCCGCGGGCGAACGGCGGGGCTTTTTCGTTTGTGCGCGCCCGCCAAAAATAAAACCCTCTCTCGTAATGAGGAGGGTTCAAGACAGTAAGCTCTACGGTTCTAAAAACTTATTCGATAGATTGTGAAGATGCACCCCCTTTCCCCCGCAGCCTGTTTTAAAAGGCGAACGTGGAAAAGAGAACGCGGGCACTCATTCGATGAGTTGTTGGCCTGTGTGTCGGCATGGCCTAGCCTGCGCAAGAACGGCTGTTTAACGTCTGCCGTTTTAACCCCCAGACACACTTAAGGCCGCAACAGCATTACCTGTACGCGGCCCGTAGTGTGAATATGACGCCAGAATTGGCGGCCGAAAGTCCGAACGAAGTCGGGCACTCAACCGCGAGCACTGTATGTGCCAGTTCTGTGTGCATATTCACCCTAAGAGTAGCACCTGAATTTCGGGTGAAGGCGGGTGGTGTGGATAAGCGGGGGGCCTCGGTCTATCGCCCCTTGGCTCCCGACGTTAATTTTTGCTTAATGAATATCGACTTCTCCTGCTAACAGGAGTCTTGTGCGCGGCTCTGATTCGGTAGGGGTACGGAAAGTCATGGGCCTCAGCTCCCTGGAACTATGCGCGGGCGCGGGCGGTCAAGCGATTGGCTTGGAAGCGGCCGGGTACAGCCATGAAGGCGTCGTGGAGATTGACCGCGACTGCTGCAACACGCTTAGGCTGAACCGCCCCGACTGGAACGTCATCGAAGGCGACATGAAGAAGCTGAAGGGGGCGCCGTTCAAGGGCATTGACCTCCTGGCTGGCGGCCTTCCGTGTCCCCCGTTCTCCATCGCCGGAAAGCAGCTCGGCGAGAAGGACGAGCGCAACCTGTTCCCTGCGGCCCTCCGTCTTATCGATGAAACGCGCCCTCGGGCCATCATGATCGAGAATGTGCGCGGGTTCCTTGAAACGGGCTTCCTGGACTATCGGGAGAAGCTCCGCGACCGCCTTTATAAGATGGGCTATCTGGCTGCTTGGCGCATCCTGAATGCCCCGGATTTCGGGGTTCCGCAGTTGCGGCCCCGGGTCATCATCGTGGCCCTCAAGCGAGACATTTGGGATCGCTTCGACTGGCCCCAGGTGCTTCCCCGCAACCCCGTAACGGTGGGGGAAGCCCTCTATCCGTACATGGCCTCTCGGGGCTGGACCGGCGCTGAGAAGTGGCGCGACCACGCGGACGATATTGCCCCCACGCTGGTTGGCGGCTCCAAGAAGCACGGCGGCCCGGACCTTGGGCCTACGCGGGCCAAAAGGGCCTGGGCGGCACTCGGCGTTGACGGGATGGGCATTGCAGACATGGCCCCCGGTCCTGACGCCCCCCGCGACCATATTCCACGCCTGACGGTCCCGATGGTGGCGAAGCTCCAGGGCTTCCCCGAGGACTGGAAGATTTCCGGCCGTAAGACTGCGGCCTACCGGCAGATCGGCAATGCTTTCCCGCCGCCGGTCGCCCAAGCCGTTGCGATGAAGATTCAGGCCGCGCTCACGACCCGGCACGTCTTCCGCGTCGTCACCAAGGCCGCTTAGTCTTCTTCCGCTTTGCGCTTGGCTTTGTTTTTCCGCTCGAAGTCTTTGATGAGGAATTGATGGTTGTCCGGTAGGGGCTTCCATTCCTCCAGCATGTAGGCGGCCTGCCACTTACCCGACGGCGTCTTCGAGCGCGTGGCCTTTATCTTCATGCCTATGACCGGGTAGCGCAGCTCGCGGAGCCGCTTTTGCCAGTCCTCCTGGAAGTCGTTCACGTTGGCGACGAACTCCAGGAGCCATGAAGGCACGGGCTCGCCTTCGTGCATGTGGAGAATCTCCGCGATGCGCGCGTACACGCTGTCGAGCTTCACGATTTTCTGCATCTCGCTGTCGTTGAACGACGCAAAGAAATCCTTCTTGCCACCGTTGCAGAGCTGGCAAAGCGCCCAAAGGTTATCGAGCGTTGTCTCTCCGCCCCATGTCTGCGGAACCTTGTGGTCGGCCTGGAGCTTCACACCGTCTTCGGCGACGGTCAGCCCGCACATCTGGCAGCGCCCGTGCGCGGCGTTGAGCACCGCGGCGCGGAGCTTGGCGTTGATGACACCGCTATCTTTGGCGGGCTCGGCCTTCTCGCCCTTCAGGACGTAACGGCCACCTTTCTCCAAGGGAACGTCGTAATATTTCCGGAGGTCGCGGACGCGCCGGTCAAGATGCTGTTGAATGCCAGGATCGTTCGGGAATTTCTCCCGGATTTGGTAGATTGTGAGTCCTTCGGGGTGGCTTCTGAGAAGCTCTAAAATCTGCTCGTGTAGGGCTGAGAGGCCCTCGTGCTGAGCCATTGGCCGCCCGAATCTTCCCGAAAAGGTGCGGTACCGTGACTCCGCACGCCGCAAGAGTCGAGTCGATGGATAAGCTGACGCCCGAACGCCGCTCCGAAAATATGCGGCGCATCAAGAGCAAGGATATGAAACCAGAGCTGGCGGTCCGGCGGCTGGTGCATAAACTCGGCTATCGCTACCGGCTGCATCGCAAAGATTTGCCGGGCAAGCCGGACCTGGTGTTCGGCCCCAAGCGCAAAGTAATCTTCGTGCACGGTTGCTTCTGGCACGGTCATGAACTTGAAGGCTGTCTCGATGCCCGGCGGCCGAAATCCAACACGGGCTACTGGAATCCGAAACTGGCCCGAAATAAAGAGCGCGACGCTGAGCGCGTGGCGGTTCTCGAAGCTGATGGATGGAAGGTGCTGACGGTGTGGGAGTGCGAAACGAAGGACTTGGGCAAAGTAGGCAAACGGGTCAAACACTTCCTCGCAAAGAAGCGGTGAGCTATACTATCGGAGGAAAGGAGGTACCGATGACGCTAGAGCAGTTTGTAGCGACCAAAACGTGGTGTGACGACCTCGGCACTAAACTCAGTGACGCACGCTGGGAAGGCGAGCCGAATGCCCGTGGCTGGCTGTACCTCGACTCGCTGTACATCGAAGAGGTGCAAGACCACTGGCCCGCGGAGTCGAAGAAACGGGGCAAGTGGCATCTGCTTATCGGCCGTGACGAGCAAATCACGAACGACTTGCCTGTCTTGGAAAAGCAGCTCTGGGAGTTCGCCAAATCAGAAGGCTACTTCCCGAGTGTCGCGTCGGTGACGGACAAAAACATCGCGGAAGCCGCCGCGATGGACGATGTGGACCGCGCCGCGAAGCACTTGCAGGATATTGCAGGCATCACGACTGGCGATGTGGCGTCCCACCACCTCAACGAGGAAAAATGGGCGGACAAAACGTCCAGGACAAAGTTGCTTAAAGAGTGGCTCAAGGCCGAAGTTCTGTATGAAGAGTAGGCTCCGAATATCGGGGCCTTTTTATATGGCCTCTGCAAGCTACGTGGCCCTACCTGAAGAGTACGATACGGAAACGAAGAAACCCCCAGGTCGGGGGTTTTCTTCTTCCTGGGCGATTTTACGGGGTCAGGTCCAGGGTGCCGGGAGCTGCTGCCGCTTTCTGCCAAAACAGCACGTAGGAGCCGTGTGCCATCAGGAAGGCGGCAAGCGCCTGCATGGCAACCGTTACCAAGTTCGATATGGAGTTGGTGTCCACAGGCGTGCCGTTAAGCGAGCTGTACGCCAGTACGCCGATAATCGAGAACAGCGCCAGCAGAAACCGCTTGCCTGCGGTTGTCTGCAAATTGCCGAACCATTTTGCGAGACCCATGACCGCGTTGAGCACAAACGGCGAGAGCGCGACGATAATTGCTTCAAGCATAATACTGTGAGTTACGAATAAGTGGTGGTTCTGCCCACCGTCCCGGCGGCGAAATGACAGGGATGAAACATTTCGCGATAGCCGGAACGCTATGCAGAACTAATCGCCGGAGCCTTTAAGGAAGCTGACGAGCCACTGCAAGATGCCCTTTTGCTTCGGGTCGGTCGCGGCGTCGGCAAGAATGGCAATGCTGTCACTGTCTTTGGGAAAGAATTGAGTAGGGTCGAAGGAATTGTTCGCGTCGTTTGTATCGACCGTCGTGTAATTGGTCCCACCAGACCAATTGATGCGCCTCCATTGCGTGTGGCAATGCGGTCCCGTGGATTTACCCGTATTATCGCATATGACGACCTGTTGGCCCGCTACGACACTGTCGCCTTCTTTCACAACTATACTTTCGCAATGAAGGAGGTCTATGAGGATGCGGTAGTTTCCTGCTGCGAAGTTCACCACCAAACCGTCCGGCGTGGTGTTGGTGAAAGCGGGAAAGTCCATCGGTTCCGATACGATGCCGACAAATATGCCGCCGCCATTTGGTTGCCACAACCCGTTCACGGGCGTTCCAACTCGCACAACCGTTCCGTTGAACGGAGAGTTGCCCCGCTTGTCAGGTGCAAGTTTTAAATCAATCCCGTTGTGGCGGGTAAATCCGAACTGAGAATAAGTGGCAGGATCGTAAACGCCCCAGGGTTGATTGACGATGTACGGAAGGATCGGCTTTTCCAAGTTCATATCTCGTAATTATTACATGTAATTTTCCGTGCTATCCTTGCGGCATGGTCCTACTGGGAATACTCGCGTTCGCATCATGGGGATTTTGGTCAGCGCTCGCATACCTATTGCGAAAGGGCAGAGTTGGTAATCAAAGCGGCTGGACGCGGCCCGAGGGTTTTTAATTTCTGTCCTCCGCGTTGAAGCATATCGCCGACAGGCTTGGACAAACTTCCAAGCGCTTGCGGCACTGCGGACATGACATCGTGCTTTGCCCCGGCCGCTCCTATCTGCGTTGCAGGGTTGTTGAGAAACTCAGCGGCTTTGGAGCCGAAGTAATCTCCGGCGAGAACACCGAGCGGCCCGGCGTGCGCACCTGCCATTGCTCCGACCATTCCTCCCGCCATGTTGCCGAGGCGTCCTCCTTTCACCACCTTAACGTCGTCCAGCTTCTTGAGCCGGGTAATGGCATCAATTAGATCGCCACGCTGCGCGTTCAAAGGTTTCATATCGGGAGCCACACCTTCAATGGCGGTCTTGGCTGCTTGACCGAGCTGGTAGGTGGCGCTCTCGCGAAGCGCGGTGTCGCGCTCAAAGCCTTTGCCTATTGTCTTCCAGAAGCCGGTTTTTATTTGGTCCAAAATGGAAGGCGGCACTTCATTGCCCCATTTCTTTATCTCTGCCTGGATTGCAGCATTGGCTTTTTGAATAATTGCGCCTTCGTCTTCGGCCGACGCTCCGAGATTGCGGATTTTCTCAATGGCGGGCTTGAGAACCTGGTCGGTCAGGTTGATTGAATGGCTCGTGTCGAGTTGAGATAGACGCGATTGCGCCTGCTGGTCGAGAGGAGCGAGTTTGTCCTGCAAAATTGGAATGGTTTTCGAAGTGTCCAGAGTGCCATGGTCGTATCTGCCGAGTGGCGCGCGATTGTCGAGCAACACTTGCGCCAGGTCTTTACCGGAACGATTTTCGTACGCACGCTGCGAAGCATTGAGATTGAGCGCACTGCTGTAAGCGTCTTTGATACCGGCGTAGGTTTTCGCGGCCTGTTGTCCGTTGAGCAGCTCTCCGACTTTTCCGATGCCCATGCCTGCAAGCTTCGTCGCTCCAGCAACACCTCCGCCGACCGCCGCGCCCAAGCCTGCATTTACGGCCACATCCGACAGACTGCCTCCTTTGGACATACTCATACCGGCGCCTTGAGCCGCGCCAGCTCCAATGGCGCCCAGTACACCTTCGCCGGGAATGGCGTAACTTCCAACTTGAAGGGCGTCTCCGGCTTTGTTCTCCACTCCAAGCGGCGATACCGGCGTCGGGGTATTGCCGGGGCCAGCGGGTGAAGGAATGCCTCCGGCGAACGGATCGGGCTTGCCCATCGCCTTAGCGAGAAGCTGTACGGGCGTAGCTGCAAGTCCAATGAAGGGAGAGGCAACCGCGTTGTAGAGGCCGCTCAGTCCACTCGGCTTACTTCCTGAAGTGAGGGAATTGAAGGAATCAGAAGACTTTGACGCCGTTGTGTTGGTCTGCGTTTCTCCAATCGGCTTCGCACCCATTTTTTGCAAGTCCTCGAACGACACGGTGCCATCGCTGGACGCAGGAGCAGACGAACCGTTCGGTGCGGAAGGTGCTTGAGCCGTAATCGGCTTCGCGCCCATTGCTTGCAGTTGGTCGAATGAGATGGTGTCGTTCATAGATTATTGGAGCTTCTGGTACGCTCCTTTTGGATTTGACGGGTCAACCGGGATGTAGATGGTGCCATCCGGTCCGGCGTGAGCATTGTCGATGAGGGAGCTTGCGGTTTTAGACGGAGCAAGTCCCGGAACGAGTCCTTTCACGTTGAGGCCCAACGATGCGAGCTTGACCTGGTTGACCGGGCTGATGAACGTATCGAGCGATGTCGGGTTCTGTCCCATCGCCGTGCGATACGACTGGATGTTGGCGGCGATTTTTGAGGACAAGAAAGTAGCGACGGTCTGGACGTAGCCCTGGTGCTGGTCCGGACTGTCAATCGCGCTTCCGTAATGCTTTTGCGCTTCGCGGTCGCCAAGAGCTCCAGCTCCATAAGCGTTCGCTATCTCGTTGGAGAGAAGGTCTTGCGCCTGCCCGTAGTTGTTTGCTTCGGCGCTTCCCGTCTGCGTCCCGATGAAGTTTTTGAGGCTGTTGCCGCTCTGCACTGCCCCGTTGTTGAGGGCGGTGAAGAGATTGTTTGCGTCGAAGAGGTGACCGACGGCGGTATTGAGCGCGTTGATCTGCTTGCCAGTTGCGCCGGTAGTGAGGTCTTTCTGATAACCGAGCTGAATCTTGTTTTGCGGAGTGGGGAGCGGTGCGGTCGCGTAAAGGTTGGCGCCCTGCGCTGCGGAAGTACCACCGCCTGCCTGAGAGCCGCTTGCCGCTGGCGCTCCGGCCGGTGCATTGCCTGATGTGCCGCCGGGAAGAGTCGGCTGTGCTGGCAGTCCGCTCGGGCTGGTCGGCGCAGAAGCACCGCTCGGCGCCGGTCCCTTTGTTTGATAGGTAACTGGCTGGCCGGTGAGCGGGTCGTATTTGAGCTGGGTCGAGGTCTGAATGCCGCGTTCGTATCCGGTGTGCGATGCGTTGAAGTCGAAGTTCGGGTTCTGCTGAAGCGTGTTGAGAACGTAGGGAAGTCCGTAGCGAGTGAGCAACGTAGGATCGAGACGCCCTTGCGACATCGCATTTGATACGAGGTCGTTCGTCGCGCCGCTGGAATTGAAGCCGCCAGCCGTTTGACCCGTACCCGGATAGTAAACCGAGCCGCCGTAGGACAACGGTATGGGCTTGTACTGCAAGTCGAGCAGATTGGACTGATACTGCGCGCGGGCCTGCGCGGAGTTGGTGTCGGCCGTGCGGTATCCGGTCAGTGCGTCAAGACTGCGCGACGCGGCGTCGATCGCGAGAGAGTCGGTGCGGTTCTGTCTGTCGCCTTCCGCGTTGGCGTAGTTTACCGGCTGGCCGAGATTAAGATTTTTTTCTTGGTTCTGCTGTTGCTGCCCGAGCAACGTGTTGAGATATGCACGCTGATTTTTTTCTTCCGGCGATACCTGGAGGGACTGCGCATAGGCACTGTAGGCATCTTTGTATGGCTGATACGGGTCGGTCGGTGCGGCAGACAACATTTTGCCGTTGGCGTCAACATTTGCCCCATTCGGGGTCGTAAATGACGAAGGGGTAGGTCCTGTCGGGGCTTGGGGAGTTGTACTCCCAGAGGGGCTTGTAGGAGACGCAGCGGGCACTCCAAGCGGCCCATATGCCTGCGTGGGGCCTTGATAACTGGATGCGCCAGGCGATGTGTTGCCGCCTACATTCGCAGAAGTAAGATTTGCCTTGAGTGTCGGGTCTGTCGCGCCGGAGGAAGTCAGACTTTGGATAAATTGATTTTTTGCAGGGGATTGCAGATTGCCGCCGGTCCCGATGCTGTAGCCTGAGAGATTCATATCATTGTGAAATTAGAAACCTGTTAAATTTTGCGGCGGCACGTTCGGGTCGATCATGCGCACTTGTCCCGGCGCAATATATGCACCTTCTATCGTTTCGGCCGCTTCTTCGAGCATTTGACCGATAAGGCCGCCAATCGTGTCGGAGAAACCCGCTTCCTTGCCGCCGTCGTAGAGGCGCCAGTAATGCTCAGCGAGTGTCTCGTTTTCTTTATATGACCAGTAGAGCGCGACGGCACGATAGACCGGCGCAACGTCGTAACTCTCCGGTATCGGCGACATTTCTCCGATGACGTATGAGGCGCTCCCTGCGGTAATGGAGGTGCCTTCGTACGGCGCTGTGAGAACCAGGTGAGTGTTGTCGGTGACGGAGGCAATTTTGTACCAGTAGTGATCGCCGTTGTTGTCAGCGTTGTTGTCAGTGATTCGGATATAGCGCCCGGTCATTGCAACGGTCCAAGACGTCCCGCTTCCGACGATAGCGGTTGAAGCGTTCGTGGCCGTCGTAATGTTGCCAGTTGAGTAGTCGGCAATCGAAAGGTCACGAAGATTGAGGCGTCCGCGCATGATGACGGTGTTGGCCGTGGTTGCGGGCGTTGGCGCAATATTCACTTGGCGGTCTTGCACATACAGGAAAAGCGGCACGTCGCTTGAAGCAAGTCGCGACGCGATAATGATGTTCCACTGTGCGGGGTCGTAGATCGGTGTGACCGGGTAGTAGATGTTGGTGCCACTGAAGAGAATGCTGGTCAGTTTGCGGATGCGCTGAGGCACCATGACGTAGCTCTGCCCCGCTACGGTCGGAACGCTCTCGGTAGTCTCAAGCCATGACCACTTACCCCCGCGCATGGTAGCGATAGTACGGACGCTGTCGTTGAGGTACTGGTCGAGCAGCGCAAGGGTCGTGGTGTCGGTAGCGGCCACATTGGTCCAGGTCGCAGCAAGGTTTCGTAGTGTGGTGTAACTTTTCATAGAATGGGTGGATTAATTGTACCTCCTTACATGTTGGCCGGGTCAAAGCGCACCACAATCTTGCGGATACCCGCTATCGTAGTGTCGAGGTTGAGCCGGAGCTTGGTGGAAGAGAGCTTTTTATCCAGGCCGGTAATCTTGTGGATGGATTCGGATGCACCGGATTTATTTTGCAACGAATAAGGAGTGTTGAAACCGGAATCGCTCTCAGTGTTGAAGTACACGTTGCCAGGCGACGCATTGTTGGATACTGCGCTTTTGTAATAGAGCCAGATTTCCCGAACCCATATCTCGCTGTCGAACTCATAGAAGCGGGAGTAAAACGCCTGGGTGTTGGTCGAGGCGATGCTGTTGGTGTCGAAGGTGTAAAATTTGTTTGACGAGAACGCGATACCAAGCAGTCCGCTGCCCATGTTGCAGACATGCGTAATGCTGTTTGAGTTGACGTTGTTTTTGTAGGCGTAATAGAAAACCTTGGCGACGCCCGCGGTAATCGGCCCATAGGCCAAAATCTGCGTCTTTTCGACGAGATACATGGTGCTCCCAATGTTGGTGAAGTGCTGGCGGTACGGGAGTTCGTTCGACGAGTTGGACACATTGAGCGAGCGAAGCTGCTGCACGCCGGAGCCGGTCCAGTAGCCCAAGTTTTTACCGAAACCGGCGAAGACGGTTGTAGCGGTCGGGTACAAGCCGCACACCATATCATCAACGTAAGGCGCGCGGGTCGTATTGCCGCTGGCGCCGTCGTAGACGTGTATCTGGTTGATGGTCGGCACGCTGTCGCTGATGTTGAGCTGGGTCGTGGTGCTGATGAGCATTTGCCCGCTGGCAGGATCGAAGCCGAGCGCGACAATGCAGAGCTCCGAAGAGAGAGTCAGAATGGTTGTGGGCGTTCCGGCAACACCCTGCTGGCGCAAAAGTAGATTCTTGTCGCCGTAATAGAGGTTGCCCGCGAAAGGGAGGACCGGATGCGGGACGTTGGTGTTGGTGAACGAGAAGAATGAAGCATTAAATGAGCTATCGACGGTCCATTTGGTGATTTTCTCTTTGGCCGTGACAAACACGGAACCCGCATACCCTGCGGCATGGGTAAATCCGGCCGCGTAGGTGTTGGTGTTGTCAGTCCGCGCGAGGGTGAGGTCTCCCGCAGAGTTTGACGTGTAAAACGTCCCGTTTGTAGCAACGAACACGCGCTGTACGCCCGAGAACTGCGGATCTTCACAACTCGCAATAATGTCGCCGGTAAGGTTGGTACTTTTATCTGTGGGCGCCGCAGGGGCATTGAGCACGCCGGGCTGCGCAACAAGGTTTACCGCATCCGTTTCGGGCGAGAAGCCGCCGTCGGTAGAGTCCGCCGCGGTGGTCATACCTGCGAGGAAGTCTTGCGAGCCTATGGTGAATGTTTTTGAGCCAATCATGTTAGTGGTAGTGGAAGTAGATTCCGAGTGCGAGCTGTAAAGCTCCGTAAAGAATGCCACCAAACAAAAGCCAATTTCGCAACTGCGCGCGGTACTCGGTGCGGCTTTCTTTCAGTCCTTCAACGTCGTCGGCCAACGCATTAAAGGCAGTCTTAGAAACGCTGTTGGCTTCAAGGTTGAGGACGCGGGTCGTGAGGCCGGTATTGATTTCCTTTATCTCGACCCGCGCGGCGGCAATTTCGTCCCGCACACCTGACATTTGCGTGCGCAACTCCACTAGAAGGTCCCGGTCGTCTCTATTCCACGTTGCTGTCTGAGGCTTGGTAGGTGTCATAAAGTTTATATGCCGACGCCCATAAGAGCGCGTCGGGGAGTGAAGGTTGATGCGGTTGCTACTGGTGCGAGTGAAGCGACAACGTAGGAAATGGCCTGCGTACCAGTGAAGGTAACTTGGAGCGATTGGCTCCCGGTTCCCACTGTCCCGTTGCTGTCGAAAAGGTCGGTCTGACGTTTGGTCGTCCCCGTTCCTGCGCTCGTCAGAACGCTCGTCTCATTTGTTCCACCGATGAGCCAAGCGTTTGATACTCCGACGGTCACGGTCATGTTGACAGGAGAAGCTGTACTAGCTCCAAGCGCGACGTTGGTATGTGCGTCTATCGGATTTGTTTGGTCTACTCCGTTGTAGCTCGCAATCGAAACATCTGCGTTGCCGGATGAGAGGGTGACGGCGAATGTCTGTGCGCCTGCGGGCGGCGCAACGAGCCGATACATATAGACCTTTTGTGCGGAGGTCGTTTCGGCATCTATCAACGTCATGGTGTTACCGCCGTAAGTTGGCGCCGCCGTAACGGTTGCGCCCCCAGTGTTTGGATAGATGCGTGCAACAATTGCGCCGTTAGTGAGCGTACCGGGAGTGTAGGTAAAACTAGTGGTCGCTCCATTGTGCAGGCTGGTGTCGAATGAAATCGCCATACATTTTTATGCGCCCTTGTAGCCGGACACCGACGCGATGACGTTCGCGCCCGTGGTGACGCAAATTGCGTTGACCGCGGTGTTTGCGGTCCCTCGAAGTGGTGTAGGAAAGCTGGCTGTTGCTCCGCCGCCTGCTGCTGCTGCGTAGCCTTCCCAAAGGATGGTCGAAGCGCCGTCCGTTATTTTCACGAAGGTGCCAACTGTTGCGTGCGAGTTGGTGACGGTTATTTGGGTGATGTAAGTGCGAACACCTGCGCCTTGAGCAGCGATGACGGAGGTGGTGGTGGTATCAACGATGGCTGCGGTCGTGCCGTTCGTGAAGTTCTCGGGGTTGGCGTACGGCAGGACAATGAGCTTGCCGACAAGGTCTGCGACGAGTTGCACCATGCGGCCGGTCGTGACCGCCGAGTTTTCAGAAGAGACACCCTGCGCCCCGTTGTTGATGGGGTTGGTGCCGATGGCGACGTTGGTGGCGACGTTACCTCCGACTGCCAGCGTGCCGTTAACGCCGCCCGTTACGACGGTCGTAGAGCCGATTTGAGCCAATGAAACGGCGTTGGTGGTGCCTGGCGTCGTCTGGTCAATTCCAACTTTGCCGATGATTGCTGAGCCAGCGACGAGGACCGGAGCAGTTGCGATAGACACGGGTTGGGTAACAGCCGAGCCGTCCACCTTCCACGCGGTTGTGTTGGCGGTGTTGCCGGGCTGCACGGTCCAAGTGCCGGACTGAGTGGCCGCTACCGTTCCGGTAATGGTCGTTGAAGTCAGCGAGACGGGCTGCGTTACGGCTGAGCCGTCCACTTTGAGCGCTGTCGTATTTGCCGGAGTGTCTGCCAGCGAGACGCGAAGAAGTCCGTTTACGTCCAGAGAGAGGGCGTCGCTTTTGCCAGTTACATAAGTCGGTTTTGCGGTAGTGACGGCGCCAAAGACGGTAATGCCTTTTACCCCGGAGGTTGTTGCCTCCTGGGCGATGTGTGCAGCGGCGATGGTGGCAAGATTGCCGCCCGTCTCAAGCGCGAGTGCTGAGGTGTTGAGGTTGGTGCCCGCGTTGGCGGTTACAGTGCCGGAAACAGGCTGCGTAACTGCGGAGCCATCCACCTTAATAGCAGTAGCGTTCGCGCCAGTATTTGCGAGCGTGACCTGAAGCGGGGTCACGCTCGTGCCAACTTCCGTGCCGGAAGCATTTTGCAGGTTGACCATCATCGCGCGCTTACTGGTGATGGCGATTGTTGCGGCCCGGCCGTCCGTTACCGTGTCTATGGTGGAGTGATAGAAGCCGAGTGCGGGAGTGCCAGTGGAGGAACCTGCGGTGAAAGCAGAGTTGTCCGTGGTGCCTCCGACCGATATTGAGCCGCTTACCCGAAGAGCGCCCGAGAGGTCTGTCGAGAGCAGCACTTGGTTGCCTTCGGTGTAGGAAGGCGCGGCGGCGTTTGCTATCGCGGGGAGGACGCCAAGGTTGGTCGCGCCCGGTGCGCCACCGTTGTTTGATTTATTCCCCAGTACCGTGGCGTTGCTGATGGAAACATCCGCATACATTCGATGCGTCGTGGGATCGACGTAGATAGCGGTCGGGGTGAGACCGTCTATGCTCGAAACTCCGAAGAGTGCTATGGCGTGATTTTCGTCTCGTTGGGCTTGCATAAATTAGTTGGGTAACTGCTTAGCTTTTAATTCGGACCATGCCCGTGCAAATGCCTCCCGCTTATCTTTGAGGAGTCGTATTTGCTCTGCTGTTTCGCGGCGTTCGCGTTCAAGCTGTTTGCGGTCTTCGATGATGTCACTGTGTAGGATTTTGAGCTCACGCGTGGCGTCTCTAATTTCAGCCAACTTGGCTTCAAGAGCCGCATCAGCCGTTGCCATACGCTCCCGGAGGAGTGCAGAAAAACTGGAGAGGTCGGTGTTGAGGGCAGAGAGAAGCTCTGCGTAGCCGCGGAGTTCCGCGCCGTACTTGGTGAGTGCTTCGTGATTGGCGGCAACTTCGTCCAGGGCGGTCCGGCTTTCGGCGAGGATTTTGGCGATGCGCTCAACAGCTTCCTTTTCGCGGCCGGTGAGATACTCCTCCGTGGTCGCTTTGAGGGTTTCGAGCGCGGCCCTCCCTTCCACGATGTCCGTGTGGATTTTCGAGAGTTCCTGGACTGCGTTGAATTTTTCATGGTCTAGTGTGGTGATTTCCATATGCCGGGTGAGATTTCGAGGTCCCGTGTGGCGTGCACTGTCAAGACAACCCGGCTGAGCGCTACTTAAGCAGCGTCTCCAAGTCGGCCTTGCTCTTACGCGCGTCAAACTTGACGCCACGCTTTTGGAGCTCGGCGATTACTTCCGCCTTGTCCTTGTATCCAGTGGTGGATACCGGCGGGTTGTCTGTTACGTCTACGGTGACCTTGTTGAGGTCTTCAACTTTCTTGACCACTGCGTCGGCCGGAGAATGGACGGGAGGCTTCTCCTCCTCGTACACCTCCGCCATAATCTTCTTCTTCAGCTCCTCAATGGTCGTCTCGTTCCACAAGGGAAGGTCCTTGCCGCGACCGTCGGTTTCGCTGGCGTCGCGTATCGGCGCCTTCTTGATAAGAATCTGGCGCGCAAGATGCGTCGCAAGGTGGTCTCCGACTGTTAATGGGAACAGCTTGCTTTCACCCGCGCGAAGAGGAAAGTGGCGGCCATCATACATGGCGCCCATTTCTGGGATGAAATCAAAGCTCGCGATATTTGTGATCCGAACTATTTTTGTGTCGTTCTCGTTCATGGTGATTGAGTGACTTGATAATGCCGGGCTTCGCCGTTCCCGGTGCAGTTCGACACTGCATTCTGCCTCCCGCATTGAGAGGCAGAGGCAATAACTAACTGAGCGTGACAAACGCCTGCTGCGCTTTGTCCACGTTGGTGCTGGCCGATATGACGACTGCGACGATTTGTTCGTCAAAGCCGCCCTTGGCGGTAGTGCCGATAGTCGCTTCACCCGCGGTCGAGCCGCCGGTTACGAGAGACTTGCCTACGGTGCCTGCGGTGTCAGAAATGACAGCGCCGATGCCGCGCGTAAGCGCCCAGCCGTAATCGCCGGATGCGAACGCGACCTGAACTACGCCGACGGCGTTCTGGACCTTAGTGGAGGTCAGAGACTTGCGGACGAGGTTATTGGTCCAAATCTTCATCGTGGAGTCGGTGGAGAGCGCTGTTGCGAGCGCATCCTCCGGGTAGAGCTCCAGGGTGTCGGCGGTGTTGGTCTTGATCTTGGCGACCTGGCCTTCACCAGTGCCGTTGTCGATGTGGACCGTGCCGTCATCGAACGCGCCTACCGTCCATCCGGCCGAAGCCTTGGTGATGAAGACGGTGCGGCTCTGCGAGTCGGTCGAAGACGAGATAGTCGTTCCGACCGAAGTAACCGCTGCGGGAACAACCACCATGCCTGCGGTGCCGACTGCGGCGCTCGCTTTGACATAGACCCACTCGCGGCCGTCCGGAGTGACGGCGCGCTGGCCGAGTTTGAACTCGCCCTGGTTCTGCGTGGTTTGTTTAACGCTGCGGAATGTAATCTGGTTCATAATGTTATTTTCAGCCTTTGGCTCTTAACCTCCGGCCATTCGGGAGCAGCGCTCCCTTAATTAAGTAATTTAGCTGAGGCGTTGCAGAACAACCGTGATCGTCGCGTTGGCGAGACTGGTGACCGTGCCGCCGAAGATGAGGTTGATGCGATTACCTGCGGCGATGGTCGTCGGGCTGCCGATAACGGTGCCGTTGACCGTCGTGTTGGCCGTGCCCGCGAGCGATATGGTGCCCGTGAGCTGGTTGGTGCCTCCGGCAATTGCCTGCGTGCCGGTCGCCACTTCAACCTGAAGCGTACCTGAGACCGAAGCGGTGCCAAATGAAGCGGAGACTGCGGCGACCTTGTACGTTCCCGAGACGTTGTCGTTCACGAATATCGTGTGTGACACCGCGTAAGAGGCTGCGGCAACCTGATTTTGGTTGTCGTTAAGAATCTCGTAGGCAGGAATGATGACTGAGTTGGCGGTAATGCCTGCACTATCGGTTGCGGCGAGTGTCTTGCCGGTCGGTACCGTGACGCCTCCCGTAGCGGTAAGCAGTCCCGTAACGCCGAGCGTGGAGCTGAGGGTTACGGCACCTGTGTAGGTGAGCGCGCCGGATGTATCGAGTTCGGTAGCTGCATCGAGCTTGTTGCCGTACTTGAGGGCTGGGATATATTGGCTAAGCATAATTCTTTTGGTGCCTTCCCCAGCTATTGAGCGGGGTCAAAGGCGATTATTTTTTAGGATGCGCCGGTGAGCTGTCCCAAGAGGCGCGGATTCTCGCCGATGAAGTTACCGGCATAGATGAGGTGACCGACCTCTGCGAGCTGATCGACCGGAGTCATCAAGTCGCGGAAGTTGAAGCCGAGTGTGGACGGTACACGGCCGGGAACACCCGCCGGTACGCTGTCGCTCTTCTTCTTGAAGTTCAACTGCTTGAGATTAGCGCCCTTAAGGTTGATGCCCTTAAAGCCGAAACCATTGGTGTTGATGAAGAAGATTTTGCCTGACGGAATCTGCTCGTCGCGGACGACCGGGGTGCCGCGGAAGAAGAGAACGCCGAAGCCCTGCTGGCCTGCGAGCGCGTTGGCGCCCGAAACCATGCCGAAGGCGTTCATCTGCGGGTAGCCGTTCTGCGTGTAACCCGCGCGCACCGTCGGCGTAAGGAGCGACTCATAGGTGCTCCAAATGCTCTTGGTGGTCGCAATCATGTCGGGCTGCTCGTTGCCGACGATTACCGAGTCGTAGGCGGTCGCAAGCTTGGCGAGAGTCGTGGACCCTGCGGAAGCGAGGTAGTAGCCCTTGATGGAGGTGTAGGTCGAACGCGAGAGGCCGCCATAGGTAGCGTAGTTGGTGCTGTCGTCTGCGGCGTTGGCGAGGCTGTCCCAGTTGTTGCCTGAACCGGAGCCCGTGTAGAGGTTTCCGGCCATGAGGTTCATAAGGGACTGCGCTTGAGAGTCGAACTCGGTCTCAAGCAGGTCGATAACCTGTTCGTCGCCCTGGTTGAGGGTGGTCTCGATGTTGGCGAGGACGATAGGCTTGTAGACCATCTTCGGATTGAACTTCATCGTCGTGCGGACGTTCTGGCGGTCCGTGTCCAGGCGGTCAGCGATGCCGGTGTTGCCGCCGTTCGTGCTGTCCTGGTACTTGATGATTACGTCGTACTCCGTACCGGTCCTCCAGGGCTTTGCGTTTTGCAAGAGCTTCATGAGGACGGGGGAGCCTTTGGTCACGGTGTCGTACACCTTGGGAACGATGTACGCCCTGGTGACTGAGGTGACTGCTTCAGAGAATTGCATAATGGGTAATTATTATTTCCGGAAACGAGCTTGGAAGAACTCAAGTGCGCTGGAGAACTGGCCTGCGTCGTTGGGGTCGTACCCCTCGTCGGTTGTCGGCGCTCCTGATGCTCCGGTAGAAACGGGGTCCGCTTCTCGGGTCTTCAGGTTTTTGATGACGCGCTGTTCAGTGTCAGCGACTGTGCGCCGCATGTCGGCCATGTTGGCGTATGCGGCTTTGAGGTCTTGGAAGCCGTACTTGTTCGCGTGGAGGAAGAGAGTGTTTGCGTCCAGTTGCGGGTCAGCTTTCTTTAGCTCGGCAATCTGGTCATCAACGTGTTTTGTGATGGCCGCTACTCGTGCTTGCTCCTGCTGTGCGGATGTCTGAATGTCGCGCATGGCTTCCGCCTTGGCGATTTCGATAACTTCTGCGTAGGTCTTCGGAACGAAGTCCGGTTTTTTCCATTCCGGCTCGTCTGGTTTGTTAATGTCCTTTGGTCCGGTGAGCGCTGCGAGCGCCTGGGACTTGCGGGTGTATTCGGGGTAGAAGTTTTCCTTCCACTCCTTCTGCAAGGTGACCGCGTCCACCTTCCTGCCGTCGGGGAGCTCGAAGAGCGTCTCGGGGGCTGGCGTTTCAGCGGGCTTATCTGCGGGAGCGTCTGCGGGCTTGTCCGCGGCCGGAGCTGCGGGTGCCGGGTCTGCTGAGGGAGCTGCTGGCGTTTCAGGACTTGGTGCTGCCGCCGGAGCGGAAACACTGTCGCTTAACTCCAATACTGGTTCAGGCATTGTGTTGTGACTGCCCTCGCGCTTTGCTTGGCCTTTCGGCTGCGGCGCGCTGCTTGGTCAAACTAGTCTGTTAAAGGGCTACTCTGCGGAAACCTCCGGAACGACTTCGGTGACCGGCTCTGCGGAGACTTCTGCGGTCGGCTCGGGCGCTGCTTCGGGAGCAACCTGCTCCTCTGCGGCCGGAGTGACTGTTTCTTCGTCCATCATGTCGTTGTGTGGTTACTTATAATGTGAGCCGTTTACCGTCGTGCTCGGGACACGCACTTACACCTGGGTGGGTGACTTGACCGGCGCCTTATTGAGGGCCGCAGTCTTCGCATCCGTTGCTGCCTTTGCGTCTGCGTGCTCTTTCATTTTCTCGCCGACGACAATATGGGGGTCGAGCTTCACGCCAATCTGCTGTGCAAGTTGCACCTGGCCATCAGGCGGAAGGTCTTTGTAGGCGACCACGACGGAAATCTTGTCGTGCGGTTGAGCAGGAACAAGCTGCTGCATCTCGTCCGCAGAGAGGCCAACTGCAAGGCCCGGATTAAGTTTGAATTTGACAGCGTTCTTGGCTTTCTCCTGCGGCATGTCATACCCGGCCACTTCGAGATAATCGCTCGGGGCGATAAGTCCGTTCTCAACGTCCTGCTGTGCGAGCTGGAAGCGGAACTGGCGGTCTTCGGGGAGCGTCTTGCCAGGAATCACACGCACCTCTTCTCCATCCTCGAAGTCGTCCTGCGTGAGCGTAATCATCTGCGCGGCCATGTCTTTGCCCATCGTCTTCGCATAGTGATGCTCGGTGTAGCGCACCTTTGCGAGCTGATAGAACCAATTGAAAAGCTCATAGCTGACGTAGTCGGTCACCTGCACAAGCTCGTTGAGGCGCAAGTAGGACTGGTCTACCAGGGCGAGGCGTCCACCCTTCGTTTCCGCTCCCTCGCGCTCGCCACGGAACGCGGACGACGCGGCCATAATGTTGTCTATCTCGCTGCGGCTGTCCTGCATGTCCTCAACCACAAATGCGGGAAGTGCCGGACCGGTCTCGCGCTTAACTCCCGCGGCAACTCCTTTGCCCCAAATCTTGCCGTCGGCATCAGCATTAAGCTTCTGCGCGTCGGCCTTATCCATCACGGTGCTGTCGATGAGCCAAACGCCGTTGACGACGCGTGCATTCGTGGAAATATCTCGTTTGCGTTCGTCCACGCTTTCCTGGAGCGGAGCGGCCTGCGTAATCATGTCGGTCTGGCCGATAGGCGAGTTCTCGTTGTTGAAAACGGTTGCGATGATGTACGGCTTACGCGGCTGGTCGAAGTGATTGAAGTAGTAGCTGTTGAAGGATATGGGTTCGTCTACATTTTCAAGCGCGGGCGCGGTGTCGCCTTCTTGCTGGCCTGGCGCGGGCTTGGGGAGCGGTGACGGCTGTCCTGTTTGGCCTTGCGGTTGAGCCGTATTTTCCGGCGTTGGTTGTCCCTGTTGTGCTTTCGCAGCGGCTACGCGGGCTTGTAGCGCGGATTTACGGGTTCCTTGCTGTTGCTTAATCCCCTGCATCACCGTGCGGCGCGCGTCGGATGTATCGGCAGCGGCAAGCTGCTGCTCTTCCTCGGGAGTAATAAGCAAACCTTCCCAATCCCAGTACGGGTTGCGGATTTTTCCGAGAATGATGGTGTCGAGCTTGAAGACGACTGTATCGCGTATCCATGCTTCCTTGTAGGTGATGTCCCGGTTCTCAATGAGTATGTCGGCTTCATTGGTGTAACCGTATTTATCCATCAACTCCTTTTTCTTGGTCGGGAAGCGCCTCAGCACTGACGAGAGGCTGTCGTCTATCTCTTCAATGGCAAACTCGCTGTCGTCCTCTTTGGTGGCCTTCTTGCCCAGACGGACCTTGCGCGGATCGAGGGCGCGCACGTTGAAGTCGTTTATCTTCGGGTCCCAGAACGGCTTGAGCACCAGCAAGCGGCTGAAATAAAGGTTGCGGAGGCCTTTGCGGACGACCTCCTTGACGTTGCGCTCGTCGTATTTGAGCTGGAAATATTTCTCCTTCTGCGTAGCGAGAAGCTTGGCCTGCGGTGTATCGCGTGCCGGAAGCATGGTCGGCTTCGGCGGATTGGCGATGAGCGTATTAATAACCGCCTCAGTGTCCACAAATATGCGGTTGGCCCGCACCTTGGACTTCTTGCGCGGCAGGTCTTTGAGCCACTCCGGCTCATTCTTGTAAATCTTAAGGTTGGCTTCGTAGGTCTTGGTAACAATATCCCAAACGCTCTCGCTGGATGACCAGCGGTTATCGACGAGCTTGGCGAGCTGTTGGTCGTTGAGTTCGGAGATTTTCATAAGCAAAAAAGGCGCGCAGAAGCGGGGACAATTTCCCTGCTCCTACTCGCCTTGTAATCGGTGAGAGTGGAACGTCTCTATTATGCGGGGTCGGTCTCAGTCTTGAAAGGAGTGCGCTGGGGATAACTGCCTTGCTTTTCAACCACGAGCACCACGGGACGGACGCGCAGCAAATTGACGTTGGCCTTTACCGCACTGATGCCACCTTGCAAGTCGAAGTGAATTTCGGCGCTCCCGCCTTTGATGCCGAAGACACCACAGTCCAGGAGCAACTGAATCGCCTCGGCTTCCTGCTTTGAAACTGTGAGAGTTACTGATTCCATCCGTTTGCATCGGCTATCGCGTCCGAAAGGTCGTCGAGCGAGCCAACGACGTTGTCATGTCCAATAAAGGGCTTGTCGCCGCTCTTGCGCTCGGGCAGCACCACGCCGCTTCCGGCTCCCAGCGTCGCAAGGTAATAGTACAACGTGGCAAAGACGAAGTGATCCTCGCCGGTCGTTGAATCCCACTCATAGCTCTCAATTCCCTTGGTATCCGTCACCTTGATGCGCCTGAGCGTCTCCCAGTGTTTGAGGTAGCGCTTCAACTCCTGGTCGGATGGCAGGCCGAATAGAATCTTGGCGTTGAGTATCTGGTCGATGAGCTGGTCGAGTATGCGGTTGCGGTTGCTGTAGACGATGCCCTGCTTGTCATTCTCACCCCACCACACAATCGTTTTCGGGTTGTTCTTATTCTCCTGGAAGAAGGACATGAGCGCCGTGCGGTAGTGCTCAACGTAGTACTTGGACATGGTGTTGTCCGGCATGGCGTCGATAACGAGCATGGGCTTGTGCAGCTTCATGAGGTCATCCAGCTCCTCCCATTTGGTGAAGCGGCCTACCTGCGTAACGCCCAGTTCGGTCCCGAGGACGAAGTGCTTGATGTTGCCCACGTCCACGCCAAGGAACCACTGCTTGCCCTTGCTGAGGTCTTTCGGCGTCCAGTTGTCGAGGATCGTTGAGGCGGACACCCGCAAGTCGCCGGGGTTGTACGGCTCGCCCAGGACGAAGTTAAAGAAATACTCCTGGTCGCCCTCGCTGTCGGCGATAATTTCGGCCGCGGTAATCCACGGGGCCATGAGGTGCGAGATATGGTAGCCGCTGATGGTGGCGCCTGGGTTCTGCGCGACCCATTTTCCCTTACGGCGTTCCTCGGTCGTCAGCTCCTTCTTGCACGCAACGCACTGGAAGCATTTGCGCACGAGGTCGATGCTCTCGGGCCAGCGCAATATCTGCTCCTGGCCGCAACCGGCGCAGGCAATCGTCCATTCCTTTTGGTCGGACTTCTTCCACGCCTGGTCGATGGCGTCCTTCTCAGTAGTGGGGTTGCTGAACAGCCAACGGCCCTTAAACCGCGATGCCTTGGTGCGGCTCTTATAGGTCTCCAACATCGACTGATTGGAGCGCGATGCCTCGTCGTGAATGTTCACGTCCGATGAGGTCATGATGGCGGCCGTCTTGCTAACGGTGCCTTTGAAGAAGAGGAAGCGGCCGTTCAGCTCCTTCCGCTCGATGTTGTCGGTCGGAAGCCCGGCGAACTCTTCGTGGTTGGCCGATATGAGCTTGTTGGTCTTGGACGATACGAACTCGCTCACGTCGCTGTCGGTCGGGAACGTGTAGATGATGTTCCAGCCGAAGGTCTTGAGGGCAAACAGTGCTTTGAGATTGAAGACGACGCTACCGCCGACCTGAGAGCATTTTTTGATGACAATCTCCTGGCTCCAGTCCGTGAGGATGTCCAACAGGAACAGCCGGTCATGGAACGAGAGCGGTTCGCCTTTCTCGCTCTTTATCCCCTTCTTGACTATCCAGCCAAGGATGGAGAGCTCGGCTATGTCAGGGTGTTTGTTCTCCATTGAGTAATGCTTGCTCTGCGTGCTCCTTGTCCTCCTGCATCGCACGCCACTGTTGCGGGTATTTGATGCGGAAGCGCGGGTCGTCAGGCTGTAGCAGGTCGTCGGCAAGCGCTAACCGTTGCTGCTTGAGCATTGCGGATTCCATGTAGTACGGGTCAGTGTGTTTGTCGCTGATATGCCGTATGGCCTTGTGTCCCTTCGGACAATGACCGACGAAGAACGCAAACAAGGGCAGTATCGCATAGGCCCAGCCCTTATCTACATCGAACCCCATTGCGAACGTCTTGAGCGCCGGGGCGTCGAAGTCAGCTTTGCAGGCTCGGCACCAAAAACCCATTTGCATTTGCTCGGGCGCGTCCTGATATTCCTTATAGCGCAACTGCTCGCGTTCAATGCGCCGTTTATCAGCGTCGCGCTCTTCGCGATTGCGCTTTACGCGTCTGCGTAATGACTCCGAGTGGTTGTCCATTAAGTTTACTGCTGTCCTGCATCCTTGCCGAAGTAGCGCTTGTAAAACTTGCCCCAGCCTCGCTCTTCCTGATGCACATAGTCCTCATGTTCCTCTTCGGTCATGTCAGAAAGAAACACGGCTTTGCCGTCGCCTTGAATCTCGTGCGACTTGCCCCACGCATCTTCCCAGCGATGCACCACAGGCCGGGTCTCGTAGTTACTCAGCGCCCACAGACGCTTCAGTCGTTGAAACATGCTCGTTGGTTATTAGGCTTTTAATATCCTGTTCGAACGCCTTCACACTCTGCTGGAATTTGGGCAGGAAGAATATGTTGTAGGTGTTGCCAGTCGCTGGAGGAACAACCTCGGGCGTAATCTTTCCTTTGACGGTGTAAGCGAGCTTGAGAAACTTCTCACGGGTCGGATGGTCCGGCACTTCGATAAAGTCGTTGGTTTTCTCGTCGGCGTCGCCGTAGGTGATGTTGGCAGAAATAATCTTGTTCGCTTCCAATCCTTCAGCATGCACCTGCGCGAGCTTAGTGTCCGGCAGATATTCCTCCATCAGCTCTTTGAAGCCTTTGCTCTCAGTTACTATCTCGGGATTCTTCGCAACGGCAGGCGCATAACCTGCATCAAGCAAAATGCGTTTCTTGGATTTTGGCTTTGCCCGGCCAAGGTTCGCCAAGGTATCTTTGGCAGCGCGTTCTTGCTTGAGAGTACGCATGGCAATTGGTTACGGCGTCAGTATCTCGGTGACAACCTTGGGTGCGACCGCTTGCGCTGCATCAACCACCACAGGGCGTGCAAGTGTCTTACCGTCTGCAATAAACGGCTCGGCAAGGAGCTTGAGCTGATACGTCTCCAGGAGCGGTTGTAGAGCCTCGTTAAAGGCGGCTACGCGGGTGTCGAGCGGATCAACAGGTGTCGGCTCAACCGCGGGCGCTTCACTCGTTGTAGGAGCTAGTACGGCCGTTTCCGGTGACGTTGCACTCTCGGCTCCGGCTTCCTCTTTGTAATCTTCCGCGATTTTCTTTTCCATACTCAAAATAGCTAGTGACTAATGCTTCGATGATACCACGAGGGTAGACACACCCTAACTATCGTGTGGATAGAGCTGCGGGGGAAATAATATCTGCCTTCACCGGCACAATGTCCTTCAGCATACCTTTCTCCTCTGCACAGGACTGATGGTAGAGCGCTATCCGTCCGCCGACTGCGAAGTACTCAAGCGTTTGCTCTCGGTATCTCTTATGAAAACACCATCCACACACACCCCTGTAGAGTGCACGCTTCAGGTCTCTGTCCTGCTGTTGGTATTCTTGATGCCGGTAGCTGTTCGCCTGGGAGAGTAGCTTCAGCTCCTTGCGGCACGTTTTGCAGATAGCGAGAAAGAGCCAGGGCCGATCAGCTCTGCGGTAGAAGCAGTCTTCGCTCTTACTGTTTCCGCATTTGCTGCACGTTCGCATATGCCTTTAGTGTACCGCAATTTCTATCCTCGGCCGGGCCTTGTCGCTGTCCCGGTATAGGTGCAGCTCGCATATCTGGCTGTCGTGTAGCAACCGCGCTTTGTAGCCGTAATTTGGTGTTTGGCGGTGACAACCTCGGCAGAGGGTTCGCCCATTCGATACTTGAAAGCGTTGAGTGGGATGAAATGCAAAAGATTTAATATGGTCGGCCTGTAGAATCCCACCGCGGACACCACAATTTTGGCAGGTGTAGTCGTCCCGTTTAAAAACAGCCTCTCGCCACAGCCGATACGCAAGAGATTGTCTAGCCCGCTCTCTCTCTAAATATTCTTCCTTACAGACACCACGGTACAGATTGTGAGTGCCGGTAGCGATGCGTGTACTCTGAAGAGCTTTGCTGTTGCGGACGATATAGTCCGACCGCCAATAACAAGTTCTTGAACAAAAGCGACGTTCTTTGTCGGAGTGTATGTTCGGAAAGCTATGCTTGCATACGACGCAAATAAAGTGGGTAGGATGCTTTCTTGCGTTACTGTTTGGTATGCATTTCATACACCTCGATTTCAATTCGTGGATTCATTTTATCATATGCTCTGATGAGAGTCAGCTCGCTGATTTGTGAGTCATCCGCGTACACAATGCCAGTCAAAGAATCTGCCCACAACTTTGAAAAATTATCCAGGTCTGCCCTGCGCTTGGTGCCGAAGAAGAAGCGGACTGAGAGCTTTACGTCTCCGGTGAGTGCGGGTCCGCGCCACTGCGATTTAGCTTCGTAGTAATATTGCTCCTTCAGCGTCTTACCTTCGTCCGTCATGTACCGCGTTGGAAAGCGGCCGTTGCAGGCGCTTCGGTAGATATGCTGAGTGCTCTTCGGCTCGCCGAGGAGAGTGAGCGTCATGCCCTCCAAAACGGCTTACGAATAAACCAAACATACTGCTGCTCGGCTTGAACGAAACGGCGCACGGCTATCAGTACGCAACTAGGCAATTCGGATTGCAGGTCTAAGTTATTTGAGTAACAGAAAGGCCAGTCGGCAACGTGGGGGTTTAGAACAACGTCGATGAGAGCGAGGCAATAATCCAGAAGCGTCCAGTTGTAGGTTGCACCGTCCGTAAAGAGTGAACGGATATTTTTCCGCGTCCGTTGTTTCACTCCCCCATTTTACCATGCAAATAAAAAGCCCTCCGGAGAGGGCTACGCTGCTTCTGCAACCTTCTCCGAAAATGCCCGGAGATAGTCTGCTGCCTGTGATGCTTTCGACGCGGCCGTAAATATGGCCCGGTCGTCTTCCTTTAGGAGCTTTATCCAGCTCGCAATGTACTCGGCGTGCCGGAGCTTGCCTTCCACCTGGAGGTGAGCGCAGAGGAACGCGGCCCCGAGCTCGGCTACCAATTCCTCCGCAGCGTATGCCTTGGTGCGAAACCGGCCGGTCATGTCACGGTCCAGGCGATGCTTGGCGCCGGACCAGTGCGTCAGCTCATGCAGCGAAGTGGCAAGGTAGTGCGCTCGGCTCTCGAAGCTCTCCGGTGTTGGCAGAGAGATTAGGTCGCCATTGCCCTGGTAGTACGCTCGGTCGCCACCATGCCGGATGTACGCGCCGGTCGCTTCAATGAAGCGTTGGGCGTTGTCCTGGAGAACCGGGAGCGCTTGCTCGATGGTGATGGCGGCTTTCGGCAAGCCTTCCATCTGCCACTCATTGAAGACATTGAACGTGCGGAGCATGCCGATTTGCTTCTCCACGTCCTCGTCTTCCTTGATGGTGAGTTTCTTGGTGAACACGACTGTGGTGCTCTTTTCACCGGCCCGGACTTGCGCTCCTGCCGCCTGGGCCTGCTTGTAGGTAAGCCAGCCGTGCGTTGGGTAGCCACGAGCGTGCGCGGCGGCCCACAGTATCGGAATGTTTATTCCGGAGTACGACCGATTGCTTGCCGCGTTGAACGGCAACAATCCGCCACGGGCGCCGCATTTCCACGGTTTTGTCCAAGGTGCAACTCCTGCCTCTAGGTCTGCGATGATGGTGTTTGTGACTTGCTCGTAGAGAGCATCGACGCGCATGCGAACCTCCTGTTGAGAACGTCCGCTCCTAATTGTGAGGCAAAGAAATTCCCCGCCGGTTGAAGGTGGGGATAGCTACTGAAAGCCCGCGGCGATTTCGGCGTGGCGCAAAATCATTGCGGCGTATCGCTCCTGCAAATGCTCGAAGCACGTCCGACCGCACGCTCTACTGCGCAACGGCAACACCACCACTTTCGGGTCTTCCGCCTTACAAACGTCGCAACGGAGCACGTCGGGGAGCTGCTTACTCATGACCCTTCCTCCTGCGTTGAAGAACTCTCTCGTAATCTTCTCACGCTTTCTTGGAGCAACAGGTCACCAGTCAGGTAGACGGTGAGTATCCGTTCCCCGCGCTCCATCGTGATTTCAAAAAAGAAAATGTATCCGGCGAATAAGAACTCGCCTTCGCTGTGGTCACTGCCTTCCTCGAAGCGGCTGTACAGGTTGAGGCGGTGAAGCATCCGGCCGCGCATATGCGTCTCCATCTCCCACACGGCCCGCGACATGACGATGCGCCCGCCGGTGAACTTCTCCCGGAGCAAATCGTTTGCGCGTCTGGTCTCTTCGAGGGTCATGGGCCAAAAAAAAGAGGCCCGGAGCGTTTTTGATAAGTGCCCACTCCGGGCCAGTTGGTGCAACTGCACAACAACGGAGAGGCATTCTGCTTAGGAAAAATATTTGGCCGTGTAACCGTTTGCCCTACAACGCGGCGGGGAGCGTGGAGGAACCAGGAGGAACCACGCACTGACTCGATTCCTGCAAATTATTTTTCTATCTGTCGGATATGGCTTTCATCCGCACCCGCATCATCAAAGGCAAGCCCTACACTTACCTCGAAGAGCGATGGAGGGAGAACGGCAAGGTGCGTTCGCGTTCCACCATCATCAGCTCCAAGGCATCCACGCCGCGGCAGGACGCGATGGAGCGATACCGGCAAGTGCTCCGGGACAACGTGTACCTTTACGGCAAAGGCCGGAGTGGCGACCGATACGCTGCGGTTGCGCAAGCGCGTGAGGAATATCAGCGGTTCCTTACGGCAGAGAAGCAAGGCAAGGCGCCGGACTGGAAAGGGCATGCAAGCCGCTTGGCTACCGGCGACCCGTACAGCGTTGACTCACGGGAACGCATGTACCGCACCGGCCATGCCACGCCCGAGCATCGAGCACTCAACCGATATGCAGAGCTGCGGGATACGGTGCGCGCGGAAGATGCTGCGAAAGGAAACCGGCCCGACCAGGCACCCGCTCGCGTCGGCCCTACCGAAGAACAGGAAGCGCAGCACCAAGAAAGGGTGGATGCGGCGCGGGACGCGGCGGATCGAGCGGCTGATGAGTATGCAGAAAGCGCGCCCGGAGAGGACGCGCAATCATAAGTCCGACAATATGCATTGTGCGACGTTAGCGGCTGCGCCACTGCTCGCGATTGCGCAGGGTGTTCTCGTAGACGTTAAGTACGCCAAGCATAAATTCCGCGAGCATGAAGTCGGGCGTGTTGCTGCGATTCTCAACGGAGTGGCGATTAAGGACGGCGGCAATCTCTTTCACCAGCTGGTCATATTTTTTGTCGTCTTCGGTCTTTTCGTATTCGGGCATACTATTTCATCATAAAGTTACGGCACTTGCACTTGTGGCACATGCCGCCTGTAAAATTGATACTGTAGGACACCGAATGAAATAAGCGAGCGTGCTTGCAGACACATTTGTTCTGGGCGTATTTCGTTTTCTGTAGCTCTCTTTGCTCCTCCGTGACTTCCCAAAGCAGCCGCCGCGCTTCAGTGATGCGGGGGTCTTCCGTTTGTTGAAGGTTCATACGATTACGGGGTAGTGAGCTTGTCATCGTTCATCAGGTGGGCGGTGTATTTACAATTGGTGCTTCCGTTGCAGCAATAGTGGAACGAGGCGGGCTCCTTGAATAATCTTAGATAAACGATTTTGCTTACTATCCAGCGATAGAGCGCGGCGGGCATCCACCACGGCCTTGGCTTTAAGTGCATCAGGACATACTCGTTTTGAAGACGCGCAAACTCACCCGCTACCGCATAGGCCATTGCGTCAACAAAGTGCGAGTGGTGGCCGTCCAGCTCCGTAAGTCTTGTTCTTAATTCCATAGTTTTGATGTCGCACAACACAGATTGTGCGGCGTTAGTTTTTAATCTTCAGGCGTCGGCCGTCTCCGGCAACAGGCTTGCAATGAACGCCACGCACTCGTCGGACTGGAGATAGAGGTCTTTGCCTATCTGCCACACTCTAGGCATCCCCGCGCAGTCGTAAGCAGACGTGCCGAACTGTCGCTCAAGCAACATGCCGGTGCCGTCGAATGCGTACTTTTCTCCTAGAGCCAAAAGAACATCCTCAAGGCGCATCACCGCGTCGTTGCTTCCGTCCCTCGGCTGTGTCGGCCGCTGTCGTATCTCCGGCATTACTGCGGCGATTGCCAGAAATATGTGGCCTTCCTGCTCTCTGCGCGTCATGTCTTTTGTCCCCGTGGGTTTGCTGAGGGTCATATAGAATCTGACTTCTTTTTAGCAAGTCGCTTTGCTTCTCGTGCCTTAAGCATCTTCTTGGCATGGGCGGTGAGTGCTTTCGGCCCCAACTTCTCCGCGCGGGCGCGTCCTCCGGCGGCGCGCATCTGCTTTAGTGTCTTGAATTTGGGTGCGCTCATACCTGGTTATCGCTTAATTGTGCTTCTAATCATGCGGCATCCAAAACAAAGCTGTGTTAGCGCGTCATGGAAGGTTGAATACATGGCCTGCTGCGTGTGGCGTCCCTCGCAGTTTTGAATGTGTGTCCGTACATCCTCCATCGCGGGTATGTGTTCGTAGGTGAATTGCATATTAGATTTTCTTGCCGAACCGATTAACTTCGTAGAGCACTGTGCCTTTGCGAAAGGCAATCTTGTGCGGGTAGCTCGGATTCTTCCAGGTGTGGGTATCCGTCAAGGCAACCTCTATCGCCACATAGCGGTCTCCGATGTTGCTGCGGAACTCGTCGCAGAAGTAGGTACGCGAGCAAGCGTGAAATTTACCCGGCCCACACTCTCCACTTTTCGGCTCCCAATGCGGGTGCTCGACGGTAGAGCCAACGGCCCAAAGTGTTTCGTTCGATGTGCCTTCCTGTGTTTTGAAGTCGGTAGAGACGCGCTTGTAGAGAATTATGGTCTTGGTCTTTTCAACTGCGTTCGCGTCGAACCAGTCAGTCGGCTTAGGCTTGATGATAGTCGCGGTCTTGGCGTTCTTTTTAATTTTGCCCTTACCGATTTGCCAGCACACCGCAAACATAAAGAGGGCCACAGTGGCGTAGTCCGAGAAGAGGTGAACGCCGACGTTTTCCCACGCCTCGACGGATGAGTTTTCCCACGCCTCGACGGATGAGTTTTCCCGCGCCACGACGGATGAGTTTCCCCGCGCCACGACGGATGAGTTTACCCGCGCCACGACGGATGAGTTTACCCACGCCTCGACGGATGAGTTTTCCCGCGCCACGACGGATGAGTTTTCCCGCGCCACGACGGATGAGTTTCCCCGCGCCACGACGGATGAGTTTTCCCGCGCCACGACGGATGAGTTTCCCCGCGCCACGACGGATGAGTTTCCCCACGCCACGACGGATGAGTTTTCCCACGCCTCGACGGATGAGTTTCCCCGCGCCACGACGGATGAGTTTTGAATTTTTCGCGCGACCACAATGAGCGTCGTCGCCTGAATATAAATGCGGGTGTACTCGTCGAACTTCTCCGGCAGAGCGTCAAAATCGCTCTGCTTCGTCACAATGATTTCGTTCATACCTTAAAGCTGAAAGAGAACCGAATAATCTATCCCGTAGGTCGCCACTCCCCACACAACTGCGGCGATAGCGAACAGAGAGGCCATCGCACCTGCTACACCGACAATCCAGAATGCGAGTTTCATATATTCTTTGCGCCTTTTTGAGCGCGTCGGACGTGTCCGTAAGCTAGTAATTCGTCAAGCGTCCAACCCTCAAAAAACTTTGCCTGTTGCGCTATCGCCCATCCGCACTCGCACGATTTTGATGCGCCACCGCCGAGAGAAATGTATCCGCGCTCGTCGCATGTATCGCATTTAGGTTTCATACAATTACCAGCTAGACGAATAATAGAAGTCTCCGTGTGCTTCCTCCGCCAGTACCTCATCCAACATTTTCACCGTGTCGGAAATATCAGAGAAGTAATCGTCTCCGTATTCCGTGTTGCCGAAAAAGAAACCCTCCTGCGTCGGCAGTAGCTCCTTTGCTTTCGTGTGGTCGGCGAGCACTTCTTTGCACAGGTCGCGGAGTGTCACTAATTCAGGTCGGCTAACGTGATAGTCGCCACAGTTATCCACGCCATCTTGCACATGCTTAACAAACCACTGATGTATTGCGTTAGCCTTGCGCCAATACGCTACCTGCTCGGTAATTTCTTGCACGCGCTCCTGTTTGACGCCCTCTAACCCTTCAACTTTTACCTGCTCTTCCGGCTTGCGGTACTTGTTTCCGACGAAGTGTCTCTTCTCCAAATACATATCTAGTCCCATAAGCCTAGTAGTCGCGGAGCATAGCTTTTAATTCGGCGGTCTGCTGTTCGATACCAGCAAAGCGTTCCATGATACTCGGCTCACGATACGCTGGGTGGTGCGTTTCGCACTCGACAAGCTCTACGTCGTCTCCACCGCTGTCCTGCACTCCGACAAAACCCGAACCGTTGCACTCACACGCTACGGGAACGCGCACTACTGTTTCTTTGTCCATACCGCAATTATGGATTACGAACTTGATATATCTAAATTGTACGCCTGATTTTCTATCGTGCAAGCAAGATACACACTCGAAAACTTCCGCGTAGTTTTGTCAAATCGCGCCGACGCAAACGCGCACACTCTCACCCCCTCAAAGGCGAGCTAAATAAAAAGACCGCAGAGTTATGCGGTCTTGAGTTCTACTACTCCACCAACGCGGAAGGATGACGGGAGCCTCGCTTCGGTAATGCCGATGTAGCCCGTCAAGTTTCCGTTCTCGTCTCGGATAGGAACGGCGACTGTCCCGCGCATGATGCCTTTAGCGGCGTAGCCGATACCAAGTGCCTTCGCCGTGTCGGGGTCAAAGCCAACGGTAGCGACGGCCGCGTGGTCATGCTCCAGATAGTCCAGAGGCTTGAGCGTGCCTTCTTTTTCCTGGACCTTCTGGGGAACGGTGGGACTGGTCGTCTTCCCGATACGAAAGTGTTGAGCGAGTTCTTCGGCCGCATCCTTGAGCGGCACTTCCTTGATGTGCGCCACAAGGTCAATGACCGAGCCGCCCGCCGAGGAATTGAAGCAATACCAAACAGAACGCGCGGGAGTGAGGGCAAGCGTTCTGTCGCCACCGGCATTACAACGCGGACATGCGCCGCGGAGTTGGTGTTGGGACGGTTTTAATTTCAGTCCGAGAAACTGCGCCGCTTGTTCAAGCGACACCGCTTCTTTCACTTGGTTGAAGTCTGCCACGGTCGCCTCCTGTGTGGATATTGGAATGGACGGGTCTGCCGTAATGGTACCATTGGTGCAGAGGGTCATCCGTTGGAGTGTGGATGGGGAAAGCAATTAGATGCTCTGGTGACGCAGAGCATGGAGCGTAGTCAGCGCTATCTACCGAAGTTGCTTTCACTTCGGCTTTCCCCGCCCGCACTTCAACAATCGAGCGGGAGAAAGAGAGCTTCCAATGGCAAAGGCCAAGGAAGAAGAACGCCCGAAAGGGAACAGACCGCTGTACAACGTCCGCGCTCGGCAAGGCCCGAGTGCCGACGGTACGCCAAGCGAGTTTTTCACCACGGTGGGAGCAGTCTGGAAGTTCAACGAGGGCGACGGCTTCGTGATGAAGCTCGATTTCGTCCCACTGAACGGCGACGGCTCGTTCCTCATCGTCCCGGTGAAGGACAACGAATAATAAAAAGGCCCCAGCGAGTTTTGCCGGGGCCTTTCACTTTTCATATTGTGGGCTGTGTGCAGTTACGCGCGGTATGGTCGGGTGACCCGCACTTACTACACGACTGAGCTTTCCTTTCTTTCACTTTACCGCCGACGGCGGCGGCTATGTCGGCGTCTATTTCATCACGCTTGTCCAGCAACTCACGCAGTTTTTGCGTGTCCATTATCGTCACCACCTTTCAGTACCGGACTGTTGAGGAAGAGGTCGGGGTGTCCGGCGCGTTCCCACCCTTTAGTGAATAACTCCGGCATCGGTTTCGGATGCTGGCTGATGTTGAGAATGGAGGGCATGACGGCGAACGCGACACACGACGCCCCTTTGCCACGCGTGAGTTCCAGAATGAGAGCTTTACGGCGGTCAACGTCATGCTGATTGATGCACACGACCAGGTGGATGAGATTCGGAAGGCCCCAGTGCTTCGTGTAGAGCTTCTGCCGCTCTATCTCCTGCATGGAGAGAAACTTCTTTAGGAAGCTCGGCCGTGAAAGTGTGGGGCGTTCAACCTCGGCTTTGTTTTCCGCTTCTAGGCTGAAGAAACGGAAGCCGCTTGCAAGCTCAACACCGAAAGCACCATGACTGTCGTTCGTGTAGTCGTAGGTGATGCTTTCGGCACCCGTCTTGTAGACGTGCGAGATAGTCACCGGGAGCGTGGTGGGTTTTTCGGACTGGAGTGTCGCGGCGGGAAAAAGGGTTGAGTGGGTGATTTCCGGCCACCACACCATCTTAGCTCCTGCTTTTTCCGCGCCGATCTGAATGGAACTGATGGCGTCGCAGATAAGCATGGAGTGGTCGAACAGTTTTTCATCCCCGAATTGGAGCGGGTTAAACAGCCCTTCGTCTTTCATGAAGGTGACGCCACGCTCAGCCAGCTCGTAGATTTGAAAGCGGGAGTTCGGGAACGGCTGGCGGTAGAAGTCGTCGGGAATGAAGAGATAGTTGTTCGGAAGGCGGGTAAGTTCTTTCATCCTGCGGCGCGTGGCGACCACGTTCATGCCGTTAAGGGCGGCGATGGTGTCGGGGCGCAAGCGGCGATACCGCGCGAAGTGGCGAAAAAGATTTTCCTTGTCGTGCGCCGTCGGCTCAAGCTCAAACGGCTTGCCGTCCTTGCCAAGTATCGGCGCGTTGCTGTGTCGGCTTAATCGTTCCATGTTTGGAGAAGTAGAGGGCTTGGAGTTCTCGGGCAAAGGTAGCCAGGAGGAACTACGCGGAAGCCCGGTGTACGGCGATGCGCTGTGACCACATCGGTAGACACAAAATTATTTTAGCACCTTATCAGCGGTGCCACTCGGTCGGCGGCTGCGGCTGGGAAGAGCTGGGCGGCGGAATATGCGTAGGCGTTTCGCGCTCCACGCTGAACGCTTCGCGCATCTGCGTGAGGATGGCCTGAAACTGCTCCTCGCTCATGCGTTCCATTTTGCCAAAATCAACGGGCGGGACACTTATCTCGACCGGCTCTTTGTTGGCGACTGAAACGTTCCATTTCGGATAGTTCACGGAAGGCCAAAACTGTATCGCCACCTTGCGGAGCGCGTTACGCACCGTTTCATCAAGGTCTTGTATTTCGTGGACGGCAATAGTGAGATTGACGTTCTGCTTGCGGGCTTTTTCGGTCAGCTCGCGTATCTTTTCATCATGCTTGATGTAGTCCTGCGCCTCGTCGATGTACGCAAAGACGGGAAGCCGCGCCCCGCGGTCCAGAAACATGCGCTCTTCGGTCGCCTGCAATAGCTTGGCGATGAAGAAGCGGCCGAACGGCTCGGTCGCGCTTTTGAGCATACCCTCCTTGGTATTTACGAGAATGACTTTCGGCTCCTGAAGAAGCTTGAAGAGATTGAACCGGTTGCGGGGGTTGGTGAACATGGAAAGAAACAAATTGTCGCTGGTGAAGGCGGTGAGCCGCGCCCGGATAGCGCCCAGGCTCGCCGCGTAGCCTCCGTCGAACATATCGGCCGTTAGAAAACGGCGGTCGGTGTCGCTCAGTGGCGCCAGATATTCTTCGTACTTCGCGAAGCCGCCCTTTTGGAGAAATTCTTTGAAGGTGAGAACGGTCGCGCCGGGGATGAGCATAACGGCACGCAATACCGTCTTGAGGATGGCATCCATAAAGCCGGAGGTATCGGCTTTAACGAGCGCCTCCATGAAGAAAAATATCATCTCCTCCGTGCCGCGCTGGAGGGTCATGCGCTGGCTGGAAGACAGAGAGGCCATCAGCTCTTTGTTGAAGTCGAAGATATTTAAGCAAAGCGGATAGTCCGGCTCGTACTCAATGTAGACGAGCTTGCCGTGCAAGTCGCCGCCGGGGGCAAAGCGTTTCAACCGCGCTATATCGAGGACAAGCTGGTTCTGGCTGTCCATCACGAAGACGGACGCCTCATTGCGGGCAACTTTATTCAGGTCTTCGTTGATCTGCGTGGAAAGTAGTGTGGTCTTGCCCGAGCCGGTGGGCGCGACAATAAACTGATGGCGGAGACGGTGCTCTTTGGTGAAGCCAAATGGCACTTCTTGGCGAAACAACTCTTTGAGTTCCGGCTTCCAAGTAGCGGATGCGTCCCGGACCGATTTTAACTTTGAAGCGTCGAAGTCGGCATACCCGGCGAGGTGAGTATCTTGCGCGGGCTTCAACACGCTGCCGAGTTTTGCGAGCGGCACGGCGTCGAAGTACTGCAATGAGAACGGCCCCGGTGTCGGGACAAATGTTGCCAACTTCTCTTCCACACCTGCGAGTGCGGTCCGTTCTTTCTGCTCTGCGTCTGCCTGGAGCGTCCGTATCTCGCGGTCTACCGAACTCGGGTCCCACAGTGCGCGGATGGTGTGGTCTGCTCCGCCCCAAAACATCATCGCCAAAAAGGCGGTTGAAAGAATGATGAGCCAGAACGCTATCCAAAACGGAAAGAGGCCCCAGAGACCGACGTAGAACGAAGCGAGCGATAAGACAAAGGCGCCATACAAAATGTCGCGGGTGAGCGTGTTGCGGTTTTTCGTGTCCACCCAGTTTTGCAGGAAGTTGAACGACGCAAAGATGCCGGTCAGCCCGAAGGCTGCGAACATAATGCTGAGAATGAAGCCCCCGAACGTCATGCGGCCAAGGTGTTTGGGGCTGGGGGAATAGTCAATAAAAAAGGCCCTAGAACCCCGTATACGGCCCGTAGGCGGCCGGAAACCTACTCCATGAGCCTCTGCACCAACTCGGTGTGCGCCGTCGTGTTGGGGACCAGGCGGGCGTACTGCGCGAGGGTCTGCGCGTCCTCCCAAGTGCATCGCTGGCCGATTTTCTCCTCTATCAAAAGTAGAGCCTGCTGAAGTTTCACGGGTAACTCCCCGAGGAAGTTGACGCCTGCCGTAAGCCTCTCCTGCCGGATGAGTGCCACATGAAACATCCGGCCATAAAAGCCAAAGTCAGGGACAATGACCTGTCCTTGAGTCTGTCCGATAAGCAAAGAGCCGAGCACGAAGGCGTCGAAGTCTCCGAGTGTTGCCCGGTCAATCTTTGCCACGACCGACCCCTTGAAGGAAAAGTTCGTGGGGTTGCACAGTACCCGTTGCAGCACTGGAGATAGCAAAAGGTCGTCTATCGTTTCGTTCGCCTCAACGGAGCCGGGATCGGATGAGCGGGGAAGTTTGTCTATCCGTTTCGCGCCCGATAGCAGAAGGCGTGTGAGCGCACGCTTGCCATTGCGGACGGTCAACGTTTCGGAGCCTTCTGGGGAGGCCGAGTAAATCGTGGCGGCGAAGTCGCGGGCGCGTTTGTAGTCGATACCCTTCAGAGGATTAAAACAGTGAACGGCCGGGTCAAAAAGTTTGGCGTGCGGAAACTCGGCGATAAAAGCATCGGCTATAGGGCCGTCGTCAATAACCAAAAAGCCCGGCGTCGTGTCGAGAAGTTCTTCCGTTTTGTCGGCGCTGCCGATGAGTAGCGTGTTCATATGGCTGAAGTGGTAGAGCTATCTGGTGTGTAGGTGCCACCTCAGCCCTAAAAAAGAACGGTCCTCTGTAATTGTACCGTGAGAATGCACAAAGCCGCCCGATTGCGGCGAGCGGCTGTGCTGGATTTCTTTCGCCCCCGGCAGAGGCCGGGAATATGTTCGCGTCCCGTTACTCGGGTACGCTAGGAGCAAAGAGCGACTGTCGAAACTCTACCATGAAACGCGAAACCGCCCCACAGGGTGAGAGGCGGTTTGCGGAGAGCGTGTGGCCCCTTGCGGGGAAAAAGTGTCGGGCGATGCGGCGCCTCGACCGTGAAATTGTAGCACGGTGAAACGTGAAAAGTTTTTGTGCGGTGAACTGTCCCGCTCAACTGTTCGTCGGTGGCCCGCGCGTTAGCGCGATTAGGCCACGACCATTCTATCTTTCCCTGAGCGTATGGTTGGCCTGTAGTGGTAACTAAAGGACATGCCTAAAGCGAGGGGTCCTCGCTGTCCTAGACCGTAAGGGATAGGCAAGAAAAGATAGAATGGTCGTGGCGTGAGCCCGACGAACAGTTGAGCGGAACGGTTGTAAATACAGTGTTTTGTACCGAATATTTCGGAACGGTAGGTGTCAACGGTAGACACAGGCGTAAGCACTGGAATCGTGGGGTTGTAGGCATAGAAAAAGGGCTGCCGAGTGTGCACCCCGACAGCCCCAACTCCCTATTCGGGAGCAAACCAGTCACCTGTCACCGACAGGCCGTGGGCCTCAAAGTAGGCAAGCACTTCCGAAACCTTCCACACGATAGGTGAGTTACGGTGCCAGCCGAGTTTCGTGCATTTCGGAAATGGGTCGGGGTTAGGTATAACCTTCACCTCACGACGACCATTCGCCAATTTGCGCGACACTTCAATTGTCGCCTTCATCTTCCTATCAGTATGGGCTCTCGAAATGGGCCAGCCCATTCTTTTGAGTCCACTCCAGTCCACAATCAGAGGCTTGGTAGACATCGTTCAGCTCCGAAGTAGTGGAGCATCCGGATGTCCACGGTTACCACCGATGGAACGGCGGAACCTTATCAGGCGGCGAGGATGGTGGAAAGATGGTCCTCCCACAGTTCTACGGCTTTCCGCATTTCGGCCTGGTAGGTGTGCCGGTTATAAATGCCGACTAGCCCGCCGGTCGTGCCGGTGATGTGGTTGAGCAATTTCTCGACGACGTGGATGGGCGTGCCGAGTTTCGCCTGGTTGGTGGCAAACGTCCGGCGGAGGTCGTGCAACGTCCAGTCGGAAGTTTCGCTTTCCTCGTCGAGTATCGCTTTCGACTTGCTCCACCCGTTGAAGGGCGTAGTCCGGCCGCGAGCCGGAAAGAGAAGTCCCGGACCGGCATTGCCGATAACTTCGGAGGCCAGTTGCCCGAGCGGGAACGTGTGCTCGTTTCCGTTTTTGCAGAGCTCGGCCGGAAGCGTGCAAAGTTTGTCCGCAAAGAACTCCCCGGCGAACGCGGCAACTTCGCTGCGGCGCTGGCCGGTCAACATCAGAAGTTTCACGATCCGCCGGAACGATGCGGGCAGTTGGTTGGTGTGGTCGTTGCACGCCGTCCAGATGCGTTTCAGCTCCGCGTCGGTGAGCACTCGTTCGCGGGTCTTGGTGCGCCGGGCGCTGATGCCCATAACCGGATTGTCGGAAATGTACCGGCGCTTCTGGCACCAGTTGAAAAAGCCCCGAACCGATGCGAGGGCGTGGTTGTACATCGCCGCGGACTTGATGCGGTCGAGCCTGCGAACAATCTCTCCGTGGGTCACGTCTGCGAGCTGGCCCTTAAAATCAAAGAAGCGGTCAAGGTAATACTCGTAGTCACTGACGGTGTTCGCCCGGCGGGCGTTCCGCTTCTCGTCCAGGAAGAGTTTGACGGCCGCGGGAAAGCTGAGGGCCTGGGGACGCAGCTTGCCCAATGTCTTCTCTGCCAGCATCCGCTTCGCTTCGGTGCGGGCTTCGGCAAGCGAGAGGACGGGATAGCGGCCGATGGTGCGGCGGGAGTTCGAAACGTTGAGGATGAACGTCTTCGAACCGCCCTGCGACACGCGCACGCCGAAACCGGGGAGCGAAGTGTCCCACACATCGCATTGCCCTTTTTCCGGAACCGGAAGTGAGCGTACCAACGCGTCACTCAAACTTTGCTTAGGCAT